AAATTTAAATAACATGGCTGATTTTTCATTAACTACCCTATTTGTAGTACCATCCACGCAAAGTGCTTTGCCTGCTGGTAGCTCTACAGATTCGTTGCCTGCTGGTCAATTTGGTATTTTCACAAGTGCCTATGTTGCAAGTGCAACTGCTGAAACCCTCTCTGCTTCACCTTATATTTACTTTGCTCAAGGAAGAACAAACACCTACTTACAAGGTAGTAAACGTTCTGACAAAGTCTCTGGTAAAAATAATGCTGGTGCAGGAAGTAATGTAACTGAATGGTATAAAGTTGTAGGCTCTGCTACTGCTGCTACTCAAGTAACCGATGTTTCTGCTTTTCATGTAAAAGCTGGTGATGTTATTACATTAACCTTACGTGCTCACTCTTCTTACATTGACACTTTGTATTTCAATGGTTTTACACGTAGTGTAACTGTTGTTGCTCCTTGTCTTGCTTGTGGTGGTGATCCATGTGCTGAAGTTGATGTTCCTGCATTAATTGATAGCTTAATTGCTAAATTGCAAACTCAATCTCCAGGCATTAACCCTGACAATATTAGCTTGAACAATTTTTATCAATTCCAAAGAGTTGGTACTGATGAGAATGCAATCTTGCGTATTTCTGGTAAGGCTTTAACTAGATATGGTCAACCATGTGATGTTGCTGCTTTCCCTTATGAATATGACAGAATGTACTTCCGTACTTTTGTTTATTCTGGTCCTGCAACCACTGCTGACTTTATTGTTGCTGATTCTTGTAACATTGTTGCTACTGCTACCATCACTCAACGTGCTTCTTATGTTGCAGGTTCTTCTGATGAGATTAAGCAATTAGAAAAGAATTTCTATAGCTACCAAGCTGGTTATTTGAAGCATCTTTACAGAATGGTTGGTTATAACGGAAACTTTGAAAGTTGGGTTAATGATGGTTCTACTTACAGCACCTACTATGTTAAATTTAATGATTATGATAAATCCGCTTATCAGTGGGGTGATTATATTTATGAAGATAGCACAGTGATTATTGCTGCTGTTACTGGTAGTGAAATTGATACAGCTATTTCAGCTGCATTAGTTTCAACAGGTCCATTAGGAAATCCTATTGATAATAGTGCTCCAGCTAACACTACAACTTCTACAACAACCGTAGTTTACACAACTACTACCACTTCTACTTTAATTCCTTAATTGAATAGAGGTAAATAATATCATATAACCTATGCCAGAGGGTGAGAGGATTCTCAAGTCCTCTGGCATTTTTATTTTAATAAACATGGCAGATCTTAAATTAGACATATTAGTAATTCCTACTTATAATTCTTTAACATTAGGTATTGCTGATGCATCAACATATCCTGATAGTCCTGCTGTAGAATCACCAACAATTGAAATTGATGTTCCAGGATTTGGTGTGGTTTTTCTTCCATTCAATATAAATGATTTTAATATTTTTAATTCTACATCATTAGGGATTACAAGTGTTGGAGATAATTTATTACCTTTACCAGATGGTGTATATTCTTTGAAGTACACTGTAGCACCTGCTTATTTAAACTTTGTAGATAAATCAATTATTCGAGTTGAGCAACTTCAAGAAAAGTTTGATAATGCTTTTATGCAATTAGATATGATGCAATGTGATCTTGCAATTAAAAGGCAAAGCAAGGTTGAATTAAATAGCATATATTATTTTATACAAGGAGCAATTGCTGCAGCAAATAATTGTGCTGTAGACACCGCTAATAAATTGTATAATCAAGCAAACAAAATGTTAACTAATTTTATAAACCAAGGATGTGGTTGTTCTGGTAATAATTACATCAATAATAATTATTAATTATGGCTAGTTGTTCAAGTTGTAATGTTAATGTTGGCTGTGGATGCCAATTAACTAATGGACTTTGTGCATATTGTTACGGTCTTACTAAACAAGCAAAACAAAAACTTTATCATGTTATCACCCAGACTTACAAATTGTGTAGATTGTTCTAGTATTCCTGCATTATTAAATGATATTGACTGTAGGCTTACAACATTAGCAAACAATCAATTTAATAATATTGTATTCTCATTAAACAAAAATACATCTAATGATGTAATAGGTGATCTTTTAAACTATAAAAGAATACTCACTTATAAATACTGCAATGCAGATTATACTTCTAGATATAGTGTACAAATGATTGCTAGTAGAATCAAAATTTTAATTCATAAATAATAAATATAATGTCACAATCTTGTTCTAATTGTTTCAATGGATGTGCTGAAATTGTTTCAGATAAATGTGTAAGATATACAGGAATTGATATTCCTTTATTAGGTATTCAAAGTGGAGATTCTCTTTCATATGTTGAACAGACATTGATAGGATTTTTATCATCTACACTTGATGGAACTGGAATTAAAATCACTCTTCCTGCAGGAACTTATTGTACTTTAGTTAATACATATCTTCCTACATGTGGGGACATTACAGTGGTTGATATTCTTACAGCAGTTGTTAAATCTGCATGTGATTTACAAACACAAGTTGATGCAATTAATGCAACTCTAACAACTCTTAATGCAGATTACACTATTGGATGTTTAACTGGTGTTACAGCTTCCACTGATACACATGCAATGTTGCAAGCAGTTATAACAAAACTTTGTGCTGTAGATAGTACATTAACGTTATTAGCAAACAGTCTTCCTATTACATATGTAAAACGTGCTGATCTTAATTCTCTCATTGCTGCTTATTTAGCATCACAAGCTCCAGTAATTACACAGCAGTATCAAAAAATGGTTCCTTATACAGTGGTTGAATATTATGGATCTTTAACTAATTTTAGTGCTACAACAGGTATAGGTAAACCAGAGTTAGGTTGGGATAAAGTTTATTTATGCAATGGTGCTAATGGCACCCCAGATAAAAGAGGAAGAGTTGCGGTAGGAGCTATATTAGATGTTCCTGGTGGTCCAGCATTAAATTCTGCAGTGAACCCTTCTTCAAACCCACTTAATAAAAACTATGCTTTAAATCAAATTTATGGAACTAACTCAGTTGCACTAACCACATTAGAAATACCTTCTCATAATCATAGTGCTCTTTCAGTAGTAAATGAACATGGTGGTCATTTCCATAACTTACTTGCAATTACTAGTACTGGAGGATCGGTAAATGGATATGAACATATTAATACTGGAAAAGTAACTAATTTACCAACTAGTATAAATCTTACAGGTATAACTGTAGATACAACTATTGGACAAACTGGTCAAGGAGTAGAACATACAAATACTCAACCTGTTCTTGCTTGTTATTATATTATGTACATCCCTTAATTAATATTTATATGTCTTGTCTTCCAGGAATGCCTTGTTATACAACAATCACCTATCCATCAACTTGCGGTGTAAATCGTGCGTTTTATGGATATCCTATTACATCTGATTTATTATGTTATAGTGGGCCTACATTACCAAATACAGGTATTGCTTCATCAAATAGTATAACTCTATCATTACAAAAAATAGATGCTAAATTAAGCCCTACAGCATTGCTAGAGGCTATTGTATTAGCATTAGATAATAACCCCACACTCAAAGCAGCTTTATGCAGTGCTTTAAGTGATTGTTAATAATAAAACCAAAACCAATGACCGTATTAATTACATTAACAAGTGCAGGAGCTGATACAGGAAACTTTGATTTATATTCCGATGTAGATGGATATACTACACCATTTGAAACTGGAATTCCTAAATACAATTTAGTAAGTGGATATATAAGTACTATAGTTCCATTAGGAACTACAATTGTAAGAGTTAAATCAAATACCGCTTACGACTCTACATGTACAAATTATACAAATATTCAAGTTGTATTAACTACTAGTTCATCAACAACTCTTCCTCCTGATCCAGCAACGTCTACATTATCATTTACTTATAGTGCAGGAGCATTTACATTTACTTTATCTAATGCTATTCCATCGACAGATATTAGAATACTTAGTGCTACAGTAAATGGTAGCACTAGTAGTGGTGCATGCGCATCTAATACTTTTATACAAAGTGATACATTAACAGACTTAGTGATTATTGGAGGAACTACCACTAGTTCTGCAAGAGGAATTTCTCCAATGACTTGTAATGTAACTGATTGGAAAAGAGAAGATGGTATTTTACTTCTTGGACGTGGTACACTTTATAATGGTAATGTTATTACAATAGGAAGCACCACAGTTACTATATCTATACCTTCAACTTGTGTAAGCTCTTATGTTTGTACTCCTGGTGATGCAATTGTAATATCTGGTGGTGCATTATTGGTAGATGCTTGCGGTATAGGTGTAGTTATGTTTACTCAATTAGGAGCAGATATTATAACAGGAACTATAATATATACAAATAATACATTAACTACTCCAATCACTGGATGGAATTATGTATCAGATAATGCTGGACAAATCTACAATATAGATAGTGTTACAGGAGTTATAGGAATCTACACAGGATCAAATTGTTAACTTTATAAAAAATCCTGTTTTGTTGGTTTTACAGGGTGTGTCCCCAAGTATTTCTATACTTGGGGTTTTTTATAACCAATCTAGTTAAACTATATAATTAAAAAAGTTAAATTAATTTGGTAAATATAAAACTAAAGTATTATCTTTACAGCAATTTTAACTAAATCAAGCCAACTATGTCAGAAAATCAATCGTTGTTACAACAACTTGAAGTACTATTGGGATGGAAAAAAAGTAAAAGTTTCTACGCTAAGAAACTAGGAATTACAGAATTTGAAGTAGATGATCTTTTAAAAGAATTAAAAGAATCAAAAGATATTAGAAATGAAGCAGAAGTTGCTACATACATTGGAGAACTAGAACAATGTCTTATTGAAATTAACAATGACAAGGGTACGTTAAAATCTACATTAGAATCTACCTTTGAACCTAAGAGTGATATAGAATTAGCTAAGCTACATAAGATTGATTTAAACAAATACAAAATCTCTACTTATTGGAGCAAGTTAAAATCTAATGGTAAGTTTACATCTTCTGTATTCTGTATGTTAAAGAAACCTACAGATTATACAATGGAAGATTTCTCAAAGTTCTTAAACAGCTATGTTCCAAAGACTTTACCCATTGCAAACATTCTAACACATGATGAGAATGAAGAGCTTGTAGATGTTGAAATATCAATCTCTGATTTTCATTTAGCTAAAAAAACTTTAGAGAAAGAATCAATCTTAGATAAAAAGATACAGTACATTCAAACGATTGATCAATTACTAAGTAGAGTTACAAGAACATTTGATATAAATAAAATTGTATTTCCAATATCAAATGATTTCTTTCATACAGATAATTACCAAAATCAAACAACAGCAGGTACACCACAAGATGTGTTAATATCTTATGATAATGAATATGAAGAAGGGTTTGATCTTTTAGTTGAAGCTATTCGTATTTTGAAATCAGTGTGTAATGTTGTAGAAGTTGTATTAGTTCAAGGTAACCATGATAGAACTAAATCATTTTATTTAGCACATGCATTAGAAGTGTTCTTCAAGAATGATAAATCAATCATATTTCAAAGAGAACATTCTTCTACAAAAACTGTAGTGTTGGGAAATACATTTATTGGTTACCATCATGGGAACTGTAAAATAGAAACCCTACCATTATTATTTGCTACAGGAAAAAACAGCATTGATTTTGGTAATGCTAAATACAGAGAAATCCATACAGGCGATAAACATCACTACATGGCTAAAGAAATTAAAGGTGTTAGAATTCAACAGATGCCTTCTCTTTCTGGTACAGATAGATGGCATGAAGATAATCTTTATGTAAACAATATAAGAGCAGGACTTGCATTAGTTTATCATTATATAGATGGTAAGATTGCAGAGTACGAAAGTCGCATATGAAAAAATATTACTTATATAGACACATCAGACTTGATAAAAATGAACCTTTTTACATTGGTATAGGTAAAGTTTTAACTGAAGTAAAAGATTATTCAATAGATTCAGAACATTATAGAAGAGCATATTCTAAAAGAAATAGAAATAAATATTGGAACCATGTAGTAAATTTAACTAAATATTCTATAGAAATTTTATTTGAATCGAATAATAAAAATTTAATAATACAAAAAGAAATTGAGTTTATAAAATTATATGGTAGAAAAGATTTAAAGTTAGGAACTTTAGTTAATATGACAGACGGTGGAGAAGGAATAGAAGGAAATGTAAGATCAGAAGCTACGAAATTAAAACAATCTATTTCTGCAAAAATTGGTATGGTTGGTAAAAGAAAAGAAGAATGTATCAAAAGGTTAAGTGATTATCATTCTACAAAAGGAAGATTTGGTAAAGATCATCCTAGAACTTTTATGATTTATCAATATGATTTACAAAATAATTTTATAAAAGAATGGGAAAGTTTATCTGATGTAAAAAGAATTTTAAATTATAATATACCTCATATATCTAATTGTATAAACAATAAAAGAAAAACAGCCTTTGGATTTAAGTGGTATAAAGAAAGAATATAAATAACATGGCAACATTAAGAAAATTAGTTTCAGACGTTAGATCAATGCACAAGCTATTGTCTACAGATAACCTTATCACTGATAGGGTTGTTGCTGCTGAAATTAGAAACAATAAATTATTACTAGTTAAGAGAGAAACTAATCTTAGAAAGCTCTGGGCTACTGATACAGTGTTTACTACTATTCCATGTTTAGAAATGGAAGAGGTAAGTATTTCTGAATGTTGTGATTATGTAGATCC